TACGGAGGACTGTTGATCTTGACACGCAGCGGTTGCGGAGGAAGACTATCCGGATGCTTGAGGACATTTTCAAAATTGCTTGTGATTATGCGCGTGGCAAAGTTGACCGTGTAACTGATGAGAATGGGAAGGCGAGGGAGCTCACTATTCCTGAGAAGCAGTTCTGGGCTCGTATTGCCGCGTACACTGCTCAGATCATTAATACCGTTGCCAAGGGGATTGATGAGCGGCAGATTGACTTGGATCTAAATGCGTTGGCGAAGATGATTCATGAAGCAAAGTCAAAAACGGAAGTTGGAGAAACTCAGGAAAGACCTGCTGGCACGAGAGGAGATACCGCTTCCGAAGGACCCAGTTGAGTTTTTCGAGAAAGTTTTGAAGATTAAGCCTTACCCTTACCAGGCTGAATTTTTGTTGGATCCTTCGCCATTAAAGGTTTCACGCTGGTGTCGGAGAGCTGGCAAAACACTGATTATGAGTGGTGATGATATACGCTTCGCTGCTCTGCACCCTAACAGCCGAATTATTGTCACCATGCCCAAGTTCCAGCAAGTCAAAGAGATTTACTTTCAAGGTGGAAGCGGACTACATAGTCATCTCGCAAAAATGGATAAAGATGTTTACGACAATCTGATTGAAGAAGAGCTGCAAACAATCATTCGCTTCCGAAACAAGTCAGTGATACTAGCTGAGACACCTGAACCGTTCACTATCCGGGGCCACGGACCTAGCAAAATTAGCATAGATGAAATGAATTTCATCCGTAAGGATCGGGATCTCTGGCTTAGCGCCCTATTGCCCATGACGCTCACCAGAATAGTTTACATTAACGTTGCAAGTACACCTTGGAACAAAGACAGCGTCTACTGGGACATGTGTTTTAACAAAGCCTTCAAAATTTTCAGCGGAAACATCCACGACAAATGTCCTTCTCCCTGCACACTTGATCTTGAAAAGCATGATCCATCACGATACCTTCGAAAATTTGAAGATATTTTAGAGCCTAATGGTCCGATAATGCTAACTCAAGTCCAATTTGTGCGCGACCAGTATGCGGGGGATCCTTGGCGTTGGAAGCGCGAGATGGAAAGTAGCTTCGTTGACGATGAGACCGCCTTTCTCCCAAGCAGTCTTATAATCAAATGTCAAAACGAGCAGCTGCAGTTCGCAGCCTTTGAGGATACGATATCCGGAGAGTTTTACATAGGCTGGGACTTGGGCCGAGAGCGCGATCACAACGCTGTAGCCGTCATACAAAAACGCGAAGATTACGGGCAACTGATCCACTGTAAACAGTTTGCCTTAGGCACGCCCTACGTGACAGTTATGGCTTACATAAAAAGCCTCTGCGACCGATGGAAACACGTCCGCGCTGTCTATTACGATCATACTGGCACGATGGGCATGGACGAAGAAATTAACAAAGCTGGCTTTCCTGGAATAACGGGAATAGACTTCACCAAACCCACCAAACATGGTATGGCAATGACCTTAAAACAAGAAATGATGACTTCACGGGAAAGCGATAAAAACTTACTTCCAGCAGATGCGAGACGGAAATTCGAACTTCCCTTTGACCAGGATGTGCAGGCTGAGCTTAACATTGAGCAATGGGAACAGTCTCCTGGAAGCGAAGTATACACTTTCTCTCATCCGGAAGGCTCCCATGATGATCGGTTCTGGGCGATTTGTATGGCGATTCGCGGAAGTATGCAGGCGCCGTTACCTGGTAAGGGCGCTGTTATGCTTCCACATTAAAAGTGATTCAGAAGTGATTCAGTATGGAAGAAGAAATTTTCGTTGCTAATTCAAAGGGCGATGTGAAGGCTTTGGGCATGAAAATAAACTGTTTGCCAGCGGATCTTCACATCTACGTTAACGGCGTGGACATTACGAAAAGTGTGGTTTTGGAAGAAGTTCGCATTGTTGTGGATAGGGCACCTGAAAGTAAAGGTGTTGTTTTAGATCCTGCAAGGTAGTGAAATAGTATGCCGTGGAAAAGCACTTCAGGAAAAAATGGTTTCGAGGCTCAACGGCAAGTTCCGCCAGAAATTAGCAAGCGCCAGATTGAAGAGGAGATTCCTGTTAGCTGGAAAGCTGATGGGATGCTTTGGGGCTACGTTTCGAAATATATGCTTAAGGGCAGCGGTGCGGGCTTTGTAACTCCGCCTTATACTGCGTATTGGGAGCGTATCTGGGGAGCCGTTCCAATTGAGGATTTGCCCAAATATAAGGATCTTTTTACGTTTACTCCGTATATCTCCGCATGCATCAATGTTACGATTAATCTTGCGATTAGCAACGGTTTCGAGTTGGAAGGCGGAGATGAAGCTGTTAAAGAGTGGTTGACAGATTGGCTTGATGAACATAATATTTTGCAGACTCTACGCATAATTGGAACGGATATGCTTGTTTTTGGGAATGGAGAGTTTGAGATCTGCCGAGAAGAGGGTATGCCGCCTGAAGAATGGTGGCTTAAGCCGCTGGATCCTGTGCACGTGCGGGTTAGACGTGATGCTTATGGTAATGTGTTCGGTTACATTCAACTTTTGACTTTTCCGCCTGTCGTGTTTACAGCTCAGGACATGGTTCATTTTCGATGGGGCGCTAAGTCTTGGTGGTACGAATTTTCATATGGCACAAGCCTACTTAGACCGTTGCTGAAGATTCAGGCACTAATCGACCAGCTTGAAGATGACATGGCAATCATTATACATTGTTATACTAAGCCAATGCTCGTAGTCAAAGCGGGAAGGCCTGAAATGCCCTTCAGCGATCCGCAGCTTCAGCAGCTAATGGAAGCTTTCCGAGACCGCCGGCCTGCTACAGACGTGTTTGTGCGTGGTGATGTTGCTGTTGATGTTGTTCCTAGTCTTACGAAGGATGTGAATGTTCAGTTTTGGCTTGACTACCTCTACAAGCAACGTGAAGCAGTTTTAGGTGTTCCAAAAATCTTTCTCGGACAAAGTGAAGGGACTAACCGGGCTACGGCTGAGATTGTGATGCAAGAGTATGTCACACGTTTGAGGATGCTGCAGGAGCTCATAGGGGATACTCTTGAAACTATGCTGTTCAAACAGCTTGTTGAGGCAAAATTTGGAGAGGGCGTTGAAGTTCCAACTATAAAGTGGCGTCCGATCTGGGAGCCCACGCTTGACGTGAAAGCCAAGTTCATCAGTGATCTTGTGGACAAGAACATTATTCTGCGAAGTGAAGCTCGGCCACAGTTAGGCTATCCAGAGCAGCCTACTGATGAAGCGTTAGCAGCTGAAAACATGCTTCCTCTTGCCAAGCCCAAGAGCGAAACCAGCAAGGCTGTAGATAAGACTGTGAACGGTGTTGTTGAGGCGTTACAGAGCGAGGAGTAAAAAATTGAAGATTCGGATCCGCATGCCCTGTCACAGTTTATGTGGCTATTCAAACCGGATGAGTAGACCACATTTTACTTGTTTATTCTGTCGCGTCAGACGGTTTTTTTATGGTAAAATGGATAAGAACAAGTATCATTACAACAGTAAAATGCGCATAGTGATGCCGCAGGATTGCCAAACATACGTACTTTTTATTGATAATAAACGTCCTCATGCGAAAATAAAAGAACAGGTCCTGAAGCGTTTGTTAACAATTTGCGAGTGGCTTTCAAATTGATGCGTTTAGACATAATAGTTTTTGTTCCATGTCCGCACGCTCATAACATTTCGTGTGCATGCTTCAATTCTGCTGTATGCCTGAAATGTTTAGTATATCAAAACAAGGTGAACCAAAATACCCATAGAGTTCAATTCGGCATGAAAAGGTTACATAGAATGGTTTGTGGAACAAACTCGATCTTAAAGCGTTTACTTACAATTTGCGAGTGGATGAAAGAACATGCCTGGTCTTGAAGAAGCTAAAACAGTTTGGCGCTACCGGGTTCAGGACCCGGGTAAGTTTGAGAAGTTCAGGGTTAAGGAGCTTGGGAAAGGCGTCAAGATCACGCTTGGAAAAGTGAAGGGTTCGGATCGTTGGGAGATTCAGAATTATATGTTTGAGAAAGAGCGGTTTAAGACTCGTGAGCGGGTCCGTCAGTGGCTTGATACTCACTTGAAAGGAGAGATTCGAACTTTACTTGATTTTAAGGCGTGGAATGAGTGGCGCCGTAGATTCGTTAACGCTTATGTTGAGATTTCAAACGTTTCAGAGTGATCAAAAATGAGTGTGACACACACAAACTTAAGCAAAGCCCAGCAGAAAGAAGCCCATGACAATCTTCTCCGACATTATAAGCAACTTGGTATGGAGCATCCGAAGTGCAGTGTTCCCGGCTGCCAAGGCTATGCGCCGAAGAAGAGTATGCTCGAAGATAGTGAATCCTTTAGAGCATATCAGGAAGCTTACTTGAGAGCACAAGATGAGTCAAAAAAAGAACTCTCACTTCGGGAAAAATTGGAAGCTTTAAGGGAGCAACGCCAACAACTGGAAACAGAACTTAATAATCTCTGGAAAGAGCAACAAATAGAAACCAAGCCGATAGATGAAAAGTACAATGAAAAACGGAAAGAAATGAACTCAAAAATAGAGAAACTTTCTTCCGAAATTGAGATTCTGGAGCATGCAATAGGCGAGGAAATAGCTTCCGCTTAAGGTGAACTAAAGTGCAACTTCAATATTTTGTTCCGTTTAAGGCTCAAGAAGGCGTTTCTGCAGAGTTTGCGCTGAAAGAGAAACTGCTGAATATAGAAGGCATCGCTATCGATAGTTCCGTAAACGCTAACAAGTGGCAGATTCCAGATGAGGATCTCGACTTTTTCACTCAAAGTCTGCTTGGAGCTCAACTTCGTGTGGATCATGCAGAGAGTGCCTTAATGGTTGTAGGCAAGGTTCCAGAAGCCAAACGTATAGGCAATACAGTTTGGTTCAGGGCTGAGGTTGGCGAAGAAAAACTCATTGAAAAAATACTTCGAAATTACGTCAACACCGTTAGCGCTCAGGTAGATAGTGACGATGTTGAATGTAGTAAATGCAAGAAACCTACACGCAAAGAAGGCATGCTTGTGCATTTATGTCCTGGAGCTTGGGAAATCGTGCATAAGCCGAAGGTGCGAGAGCTGAGTATCGTAGCAAGTCCAGCGTACAAGAATACTGAGTTTAAGCCCGTGGGCTTCTACGCGGCAATGAATGATTCTCAATATGATGCTATTTTAAAGAATATTCAAAATTCGCAGTTATCGGAAGATAACAAAGATGTGGGTTCTAGGCTAACGCCGCAAGAACCTGAAAACAAAAAGAATGAAACAAAGGAGGTGAAACCTTTGTCTGAACAGAATGCTCAGGCGAAGGCTTCTCCGCATCAGGCACAAGGCGTAGTGAACGTGGCGCCAGGCGAATCGGCGCCCAAACAAGTAACTTATCAAGAACTGATAGATCAAGTGACTAAACTTCAGAAGCAAATTGGAGACGGTGGCGCCGGCGCCACTGACTCTGAAATTGATGCCTTAGGCAAGAAGATCGCTGAGGTCGAGGGCGAACTGGGCAAGAGAGCAAAGAAGGCTGAGTTAAGCAAGAAACTTGCCGATCTCACCAAGCAACTTGAGCAGCCAGAAGAGAAAGGCGAAGAGGGCGAGGAAGCTAAAAAGGGATTTGAGATTCCGCCAAAAGCTGAAGAAGCTAAACGTGCAAGTGGCAAGGGCATCGTCGCTGTTGACGAGATACAGAAGGATGTGCTGGGCAATTATGATTGGTTCAAGGATATTCTCAAGGCTCACAGGATGCTGCAGACGCAAACCTTCAAAGGTTAGTGTTTTGAATGAGCACTCCACAATTAGAAGGAACAAGTCCGCTGATTAGCGACCGTTATATTCTTCCTGAGATAGCAGGCGAAGACTTAACGATGGGGCAGGTTGTCGAAAGAAGTGCCAATGATACTGTTAAAAAGCCAACCTCAAACCCGAGTCTTCAACGCTGCGGCATATGCTTAACAAGCGCTCTAAGTGGCAAGGAAATCTCAGTTCTATGGCGAGGCCAAGCACGGGCAAAAGCTTATGGCACGGTAACTTATGGCGACGCTGTTGGTTCAGGACCAGGCGGCACAGTGCAAAAGGTTGGACCAGCAACCTCAAGCGACTGCAATACGAGCGCGGGCACAGCCTTGGCAGTTAACAGGGCACGCAGCCTCATGGGCTGGGCAAAAGCCGGCGCAGTAAGCGGTGGCACTGCTGTTATCCTCGTGATATAGGTGATTTTACATGGCTATGGTTCGTGATGCTTTTACATGGGTTGACACAGGCGCTATAGCGTACCCAGCGCTCCACAAACACATTATAGAGTTGACTATGCCCGCTCTCGTTGTAAAACGGCTTTTGCCAGAGTTTCCACTTGTTGCAGGTAGAACCGCAACATTTGTCAAGGAAAAAGGCTCACGCAGTATTGGCATCAGCGAGATTAGTGAGGGCGCCGAGATTCCGATGGATTTCACTCCTCTCGACTACGTGAGTGTCACGCCCTATAAGAAGGGACTGCGAGAAAGGATTCCACGTGAAGCCATCGAAGACTTGTACATTCCAGTCATTGAACAGCAGCTGCGTCGTCTGGCTAGGCGTATGGCCTATCAGATTGACAAGGACTGCATGACAGTCATTGATGCAGCAGCCGGTAGTAGCAGCGCTGGCACGGGCAAGAGCCTTGGAGCAACAGGTACAGAGTTTACCATAACTGGTGGCATTGGTACAAAAGATCTGTTGTGGGCTGACGCAAAAATTGCTAGTTACAATTTCATCGCCGATTCTCTGCTTTGCAATCCTGTTAATGCACGAGATTTGAAGTATTTGCCCCAATTCTCGCTGTACGCTCAATACGGCGAGGCCGTAGTGCAGAGCGGCGCTATAGGCACAGTCTACGGATTACAATTCTATGTCAGCAACGTTGTGCCTCCAGGTACTGCTTACCTGCTTAGTACAGGACAAAACTTATCAGCGAGCTATGCCCCTCTCGGATTTTTCGTTATTAAAAGACCACTATTAACTGATATTGACATCAAAAAAGAGTTCGACGCCATCGATGTCAGCCTTACGACAAGGTTCTCGCCGGTCATTACCTGCGGAGAGGCAATTTCGAAAATTACGGGTTTGGCGACAACTTAGAATTAGTTTCAGCTTTTCGACTCATTTCCCTTTTTTCTTTTTTAAATTTCAATGGTTCTCTTGCGTCCACCTTTGGCGGTATGTTTGTTTCAGTGCTTGAAGGTTTGCCCTTCGGGCGAAACAAGTATAAAATAAGCGAGAGGAGGTGATGAGGCTTGAAAAATAAAATACTTCTGCTTCTGGCAATACTGGCAAGTCTTGTTTTTGTAGTTTCCATAATGGCGAACGTTCATGCTAGCGACGAATCTTCGACAACGCTTCCAGCATGGACGGAACCTTTGCTGCCGTTTTTTAAAGCATTGATTCCAGCCGTTGCTGTGGGCGTGATCACGAGTATTTTGGGATATTTGAGAACAACACCGCCAGAAAGTTTTGATGGAAAGAAAGTTACAGCTACAGTAATTATTAGTGCTATAATCGGAACGATCACTGTTATTACAGGTTGGACTTATGAGCAATCAGTTGAATGGTTCGCTAATGCTGGTCTTACAGTTTGGGTGTATTGGCTCATTAGCGTCATTGCCGTGAAGCTGAAATGGGGCACCGTAAACTCAACGCCTCCACCGGCTACAACTTAAGAATCCCCTTTGAGTCTTTGAAAATTAAGACGAAGCTCCTATTTTTCGTAGGAGCAGGGCGAAAAACGTTTGACTATTCAATATGTGAGTTACACGGATATTCAGAGTCAGCTTAACGCAAGTTATGACCCTTCAAGCTTAACATACACGGTCTTCGGATTACCCGTCTCTCAAGCATCCTTTCTGGCACACGTTGATTTTGCAAATCTTTACGTTAACTCTATTGTAGGTCAAGACCTGCAAACCACGAACCCCCGTTACAACTGGGCTAAAATGGCTGCATTAAACCTGGCTTCATTGCGTATTCTTGTGGCTGCTAGCGGTGGCATGCTGCTTGGCGCCTTTGATTATCGTTTAGGCGATCTTTTCATTACCAAGGCTACAATCGGCAGAGTCGCATTTCAGAATGCAGCTCAGGGCTTTAAGGATGATCTTGTTAGAATGCTCATGAATTTTGCAACTCCCGTTATTGCCGCTGAAGCTTCAGCCAAAGATGAAGTCCCGACATATAGAGGCGGTTTAATCAACCCATAAGTGGAAGACGAAAATGAGTAAAGTCTTGGGTAAAGGTAACTATATCGTTGCAAAAGTGAATGGTGTAAAGCAAGTTTTAACAAGCGCTGAGATGCAGCAGCTTATCAACAATGGCTACGATGTTGAAGTAGTCACGCCAACCTAGAAAATAGTGCGGGGGGTGGGATTTGAACCCACGAACCTGGCTTTTTGAGGGCGGGAGATTTTACCAATGATTGGTAAACTGAAGCGGCTTAGCAAGCTTGTCTGTGAGAAGTGTTCTGTTACCGATTATTCCGTTTGCACTCATTGCGAGATTAAAAAGTTGATAAATGAGCTGATGGAAAAGTGAACGTTCCACAAGCCTATTACGATTTCATAATGCATTACGCACCGTATTTTTACGTTATCCCAACATTGATGACAGCGGACCCGCCGGCTGGTCAGAAAAATGTGACAGTTGCGGATGGCACAAAATTTCAAGCGGGCTTTCCCGTACAGATCCATGACAACTCTAACACTGAATGGAATGTTGTCGCAAGTGTCAACGGCAACGTTGTTACCATGCAGAACAATCTCGCTTACACGTATCACGTGGCTAACGGTGGCGTGGTTGAAGGTCCAGATCCAGCCTATGGCCAGGGTGTTTTTCCAGCAGCGTTTGCCATAGACTTCCTCTATCAAGCCTACAGCGCACCACAGTTTTCGGCAAACCAGGCAGCAATCCTTTCAACAATACAATCTTTGGCTAACTTTATCATCTCTCAACAGTGTACAAACGCTTCAAAGAACGCTTACGGTGGCTTCGCGAGCGCTGTGGGCAGTATACAGTATTATGCTGTTGATGCGGGAAGATGTATCCCAAGCCTTCTCAGAGCTTACGCATTAACGAAGACAGCGAGTTATCTTTCAGCCGCGATCCTCGCTGGCTACACTTTCCTTCATAATATGCAAACTCTTCCTGTCTTTTTTGGCATTTTCGATAGGTATTACGGTGGTTTCGCCAGGTACGTCGACATCAACGATAACTGGAGCAGGTACATGGATATTGAGCCAATTTATGGGTTTATCGGTTTGCAGATGCTCGCACAAACTTACGATGTGGGCAACGCGAACACATATACTACTATGATGAGTGATGCGATTGCGTTCCTTCGAAGTGGCTTTGAGCAACTTTACCTTTATTTTGACCCGAAACCGAATGGTGACGGAAAATGGCATCGAGTCGGTTTAGGCGAAACTCAGGTTTATGATGATCCTGTGAGCTTCGCGTTGCTAGGGCTTTATACTTACGAAGGCTGGAGCACGTCTTGCCAAAGAGTGTACAATTTCATCGAGACGATTCGAGCTTCAGCACAGTACCCAGCCTATAACCCAGCGATTTGTTGGCCAGGATACCTTGACGTCGTAACTCGTTTCCCAGCGTGTGCCTATTACGATGCAGTCACAAGCGGAATATTGTCGAAGATCCGAGCAGCACATGACAGGCCAGCTTACGCATTAAGCATGCAAGTCATCAATCAATATCAAACGCAGTGGATGTATTGGGGACCGCAGTTTACGGATTATTCGCCGATAACAGCGCAGAAGGCTATGACAAACGTAACCTGGCTCGCGCAGCTGTTCCTTGCTTATCAGGACCCTTCAACAGATATAACGCACATTCTAAGTGTCAACGGCGAAAGTCTGCTTCTGTACCCTATTCAGCAGGCGGCTGACCAAGTGACATGGGGACCCCCGCTTAGTCTTCAAGGCTTAGTAACTTTGGGTGCAGTGGGCGAGATTGTCTTGGAGCCTGGCTACATTACTGAGGACCATATTACTGTTTACAGCTTTTTGCCAGTGCGTGTGCATGACAAGATAAGGCGTGCAGGCGTCGACTATGAAGTTATTACAGTGTCGGTTTCTGACTTGAATGG